CTGGAACTATGATAAGTCAGAGTTCGATTCACCAACTCCTCTTTTAAATGATGATGATGCACTAGAAGCATTGTGGAAGAAGCAGTATTCATTGACTGCTTTCACTGCTGCTGATCAGTTCAAGACATATGATGAATTGAAGAAGCGTTTAGACTATGTTCTAGGTACTAGAGCAAAGGCACAGGCTGCTCAACAGACTGAGTATGATGGGTATGCTGCTCAGGAAACTAAGAAGGTTACTGAGGAAGAAGTCCTTAAGAAGTTAGAAAATTCTTATCAAGAAAGTAAGAATGTTTCTGCTCCTGCTACTGAAGACGAAGAAGATCCACTAAGTTACTTTGCAAAACTTGCAGAGAGCTGAGGGAAATTCAACTTTTAATTCCAAAATCCTGGGGAAAAAATCTCCAGGATTTTTTTACGCCTATTACTTTTTAATCATATAATCTAACGTTTTCTCCTCTTACTACTTTTGATGAAACATATTGAGTACTTCCTTTAGGATATTCCATTACCCTTTCCATCTCTTCTAGAATTAGACCAGTAAACCTAGGCTTGATTAAGAAGATATTTCTTTTTTCATCTTGTATTTTTTCTTCATATTGTCTATTGGTTATCTCATCAGTAATGCTAGTACGGATTTGTTCTGTTCTTGTGCCTGAATCAAGAAAGGTTACTGAATAATTAGATGGAACTTCTAACCCTTTAGGAACTATTACTTTTTCTTTAGAGTCTATAACTTTTTGAGTTTCATAATGATGGACACTTTCTATTCCTGCTTCTGAACCATATTTGTTAATAAGAAATCTATAAAATGATTGTTCCTCTAAAGGCCATTCATTCTGAAGGTTGGTAATATTATTAGCTAACATTACCATCCAATCTAAATTAGAATCTCCATAGATTTTATAAGCTATATTGTCAGGTCTTTCATCAGCAATGATTTGATACTTAGTGAAGTATGTTAGGTCATCAAAGATTGTTTGTGATATCTTCGTTCTTTTAAAGAGATTCTTTACTCGTAGATAATCAGATATGCTTTGCGCTTTAGGAAGGCGACTAACATAGTCAAAATCTGGAATGTATTTGAAATAATTTTTTGCCATTTTTTAGAATCCCATTGTTGGTGAATTGTTATCTTTATATTCATCAGCATATATTGGTTCAATCTCTCCAAATGCCATAGAGATTTGATAAGAAGTCATTGAAGGTTCTCCAGCATAAGTCATGTAAGATCCATCAGGTGTGTAGTTGACACTAAAGTTTCTACAAGCACAAGGTTTAAACTTATTTAAGAAGGGATGTTCTGTATTACCCTCACCATATATGTATTTTAGTTCGAATATTCTAGGAGTTTTTAAGAAAAGTTGAGATTCAGATCTTTGAGGAGACATGTTCCTCTTCATTGATTTGATTATTTTACGAACTATTCTTGCTTCTTCTCTATCTCTAGGAGTAAGAGTAAAGTTAAAGTTAAAAGATCTCAAAGAAGGACCAGTGAATAGTAATTCTAAATTAGGATTCATAACATTACCAGTTGATCTGGTTACTAAGTTATTATTTCCTATTGCTTGACCAGCAAAGTATGCTGCTATAGCTCTCTTTGATTCTTTATCTTTGGCAGTATTTAATAAATTTGCACCAGCATCCATCATTTTTCCAGCGGCTTTTTTAAAACCTTCTCCACCTAAAGCAGCACCAGCAACAGTTCCACCAGAATTAGCAAGGGTTTCTATCCCACCTTCAGCTAATTGTGCCATCCCAGCTTCTAGAGCATTCAATTGGTTCTCACCCCAACCAACTCCCATACTTTCTGAGATGTTTGGTTGCATTGGGAGTTGAATAGTTTCCCATGAATTTTTAAATCTATTTCCACCTGAACCAGCAAAACCTGAACCAGCTTTTTTGTTAGGTCCCACATCCATACCTGATGCTTCATAATCAAAAGCTTTTATTTGAATATAATCATAACCAAATTGTGCTAAACTTTGACGAGGATATCTTAATACTTCTTTAGAACCACCTACTGTCATAGATGTTTTTTCAACTCTATTAGTGGTAGCAAAACCTCCTGCAGGTCTTGGAGAACCATCTCTTAAATCCTCATTTTGATCATTAGGATTGGTTGTTCCAGCATTAGCTCCTAATGATTTGTAACCTGGAGAGTTAATTAGATTTGTCCAATTAGTTAAAGTTTGTGGATGATTATTAACTATTGCTTCTTTTGCTAGTCCTATTGTAGCTTTCTTAGTAATACTATTGAGGTTGGTAAATTGCTGTGCATTATCTCCAGTGAATAGCTTATCAAATTCTATTTGATTAGTAACTACTGTTGCTGCAGTGTCTGCATCAAATGTAAATGCTTTAGTTCCTAATCCTTCTAGTAATCCATTGTCTCGATAAACACTATAATCACCACTTCCTTTGTTGGTGATTACTATAGCATTGGCTTTAGAGTTGACAGTTCCTTCTTTAGAATTAATTCTAAAGTCAGCTCTAAATTCTTCAGGGTTTGTTTGTTTTGTCCAACCAGCAGTATCAGCAGACATATGACACTATTTTTTAGTTATTTATCTTGAAGTTTTGATAAGGAAAAGATCTTAGGTCAGGCATCTCCATAGGATATGCTAAATGTAACTGTCCTAACACTTCTTCCCAAGTATAATTTCTGAACTCACCACCCCAATGATAGTTCATTCCTCTAAATCCCCACTTAAAAATACCAACACATGCAATCAAAGGGAACTGATCATACCTAATTCTAGGAGTTTTAGGTGAGTATATAAAGGTATAAAACTTACCAACATCTGGAGTTAAATCAGTCTCTGTTAAGATCTCAGTAATAGCAAGCATCATATCATCTGGATCTTGCATCTCATTAATTTCGCTCGCTACATGTTCCAGTCTATTTGTTCGATCTTCGTGATACCTTTCCAGTTCCTCGTCCATAGAGTTGATCTTCCGTAATAATTTTAAATTCTAAACTATTATCTTTACAGAACTCACGTGCATACTGCCATTTGGCTTGATTAACAGCATAAGTTCTTACTTCAGTGATGTATGATTTAGTTACCCTAGATCTTTTCTTGGGTTCAACTGTTTGCTTTTTGGGTTTGATTTCAATAACATACTTTTTCAATTTTCCATCTGCTTCTTTAACTTGAATTAAGAAGTCTGGATAATAACGATGTCTCTTATTATCTAGTGGAGAAATATATGGAATGCAGAATTCTTCTGATGCCCAAGTGACTATATTTTTATTAGAGTCACAGTAATTACAGAACTCCCTTTCCCAATTACTTCTACAGATAATTTGACTGGCATCACCAATGTATTTTTTAGGATGTTTAGGTTTAAAAATACTTTTATATGTACCAGCCATTGCAATTTCTCATATACATAGTAATGGTAGTCAAAATTATTTATAGATGGCGAATATAACGCCCAGACCATATAGAACTTCAGAGTTGAAGAGTAGGATAACTCATCTAGCTCAAACTTCTATCTATCAGATTAAAATTCAACCAGCTCCTGCAGTTAGTAGTTTTTTAAGAGAAGGTGGAAGAGGGTTTGATTATATTAGACAAGGTGAAGATTTAGAATTGCTTTGTGAGTCAGCAGTGCTTCCAGGTTCTGCTTCTGCTACTCATGATGTGACTAATGATTATGCTGGTGTATCTGAAAAGATGGTATACCGTAGAATGTATGATGGAACTATGGATTTGACTTTCTTAGTTGACCATGACTATAATGTTATTGAGTTCTTTGATGGATGGATTGATTATACTACTGGAGTAGGAGTTCAACAGAATAGAGATTTATATAAAAGTAGATATGCTAATTACAGGATGTCTTATCCTAATGATTACAGATCTGAAATGTATATTACAAAGTTTGAAAAGGATGTATCCAGTCCAAATAGTAGAACTATAGCAAATAATGCAGAGCCTTTACAATTACAATACACTCTTGTTGGAGCTTACCCTGAGAGCATAACATCCATGCCAGTTTCTTATGGTGCTAGTGATCTTTTAAGATGCACTGTTACTATAAATTATATGAGATATGTTAGAGAGAGAAAGAAGGTTTTAATTACACCTAATAGATCTACTAACTTTGATGCTTTTTCTAGTGTATTTGATTTCTTTAATTAAAACCTCCTATATATAAAACCACATTGAATTGAAATGCCTTTACCAACCATTGCTACACCAACTTATGAGTTGGAATTACCTTCTACAAAAAAGAAGATTAACTATAGACCTTTCTTAGTTAAAGAAGAAAAACTTTTAGTACTTGCTTTAGAAAGTGAGGATTCAAAACAAATAACAAATGCTATTAAGGCTGTTATTAAATCCTGTATCTTAACAAAGGGTATTAAAGTAGAAGATCTTCCTACATTTGATATTGAATATCTTTTCTTAAACATCAGAGGAAAGTCTGTTGGAGAAGAAGTTGAAGTTAATATTATTGCTCCTGATGATGATCATACTTCAGTTCCTGTGAAGATTATGATTGATGATATTGGAGTTAAGGAGACAGAAGGACATACTAATAAGATTAAAGTAGATGATGATTTAATGATGGAAATGAAGTATCCTTCTTTAAATGAATTCATTAGTAATAATTTTGATTTCTCTGAAGATAATAATATAGAAAGATCTTTTGATTTAATTGGTAGTTGTATAGATAAAGTTTATAATGAGGAAGAAGTATGGTCTTTAGCAGATTGTACTAAGAAAGAAATTAATGGCTTCCTAGAGCAGATGAACTCTAAACAGTTCAAAGAAATTGAAAAGTTTTTTGACACTATGCCTAAGTTATCTCATGAAATTAATATTCTTAACCCTAAGACTAAAGTTAAGAGTACTGTAGTATTGGAGGGTTTATCGTCTTTTTTCGCATAGGCATGATCCATATGGATCTAGAGAACTATTATAAGTTGAACTTCGCCCTGATGCAGTACCATAAATACTCATTAACTGAGATAGAAAATCTAATGCCTTGGGAGCGAGATGTTTACGTTGAGCTTCTTAAGCAACATTTAGAGGAAGAAGAACTCAAACAAAAGCAAAAGAGTAATGCCTAAAGGTAAACCACATTTATATAAAAAAGGAGGTTTAGTAGACTCGTTGAGGGCAAA